CAGGGGTGGGGAGACTGAGAGGGGGGGGATCAGAGTAGTAGAACCGAGCGGAGCGAGGGCGCTAGCCCGTTCGTTCGCTCGGAGGGGTCGCGAGCGAATGCGAGTCGGACCCGCCCCGCCGGCGGACGATACAGATTTAGCTCTCCGCCAATTGGAGCCTTTTCGAACTGTTACAGGTTTCGCAGTCGACGGCATCGCTTTCGCCGCCCGGCCCTTGGGGGCCGGCGAGCGGTAGCAATGCGAGAGACGTTCAACGATGTTGCCCAGCGAGGACGGCGCAGCGACTCCCTGCAAAAACAGGAAATCGAAGCGATGCCACCCAGTTTCGGACAGGCGGATGCGTCCCGGACCATTGGTTCAGGTCGTCCGGGATTCCTCCCAACCTGCCACCTAGCCTGTACGATCCAGACACCCGGGCAGTGAAGTCGTCAGGCGACCCGGTGCGGTGGTGACTTGCTACGACGCCGCAAGGAAGAGGCGACCACGAAGCCCTGAAGCTGTCCGATCGTGGCGTCGGAGTATTGGATATCCAGCACTACCAGTTTCGGAACCTAGCCCCATGAGTCAATGGCGTCAAATCAGACCGCTCTTCCTCGATGACTACCCGGCAGTCCGTAGGCGTTGGCAGTCGAGCCACGCCCAGCTCCGCGAGAACGGGATGGAGCCGATCGATGCAGAGGACGGGGCGGACGAGATGGTTGGAATTGCATTAAACGACCCGCGTGTCGACAAATGGCTGAAGAAGACGGGATGGACTCCGGAGACACCCGCCGCCGAGCCGCCCAGCGGCGAGAGCGGTGAAGGGGCGACGGATGTTCGGAACGTCAGGTGGGTTGCAGAGAACCTCACCAACCCGAAAGCCGAAGCGAAGAACGCTCCGAGTCTCACATCGTGGAACATGATGATCTGGGCAAGGGCGTCGGCGACGAACACCGGGAAGTTCTGGAGCGAGCTGTACAAACCGATCATGCTCCCAGCGAAGAAAGACCTCGAAACAACTGGCCGGCAGATCGAAGATGAAGAACGACTGCTTGGAATCGTGCAACAGGTGAAGAACATGGCGATCAAGGATGAATCGTGACCGCACCGCGTGAAACGAAAGCAAACCTCGACTTCCGTGCTGAGGTGATTCGGTTCGGATACCAGTCGAAAGAGAACGCGAACGCGATTTGGTACATGTGCAAGGAGGATCCGGAGTTCTTCTTCGACACTTTCGCGTTCACGTACGACCCGCGGCGAAGCCCGAGCCGCCAACCGTTCATCCTGTACGACTACCAACGAGAAGCCTTGTCGCAAATGCGTGGCGCGATCGGGATTCGCGACATCAAGATCCTGAAGTCGCGGGACATGGGTGCATCGTGGTTGCTGCTCACCACGTTCCTCTGGAGATGGCTGTTCGCGAGCATCGCAGAGAGCTACCTGTTGGTGTCTCGAAACGAGTCGTACGTCGACGGCGGTTCGAAGAGTCTGTTCTGGAAGCTCGACTATGTTCTGGATTGCTTGCCGTCTTGGCTCTTGCCCGACTACCAGCGGAACAAGCTGCGGTTGACCAACCGGCAGACCGGATCGTCGATCGACGGCGAGTCGACGACGGGTCAGGTGGCTCGTGGTGACCGGCGAACCGCGATCCTGCTTGACGAGTTCGCGGCGTTCGATCTTCAGGACGGGTTCAGCGTGCTGTCGTCGACGCGTGACGCGACGATGTGCCGAGTGTTCATGAGTACCCCGAACGGAACCGGAAACGCGTTCCATGCGGTGTCAGAGAACAAGGACATCTCCGGAATCCGAATGCACTGGAGCCAGCATCCGATCAAGGCGGAGGGCTTGTACACCGAGAACGGGAAGCAGCGTTCCCCTTGGTACGACCGCGAGGTGAAGCGGTGCATCTCTTCAGTCGAAGTCGCTCAAGAGCTGGACATCGACTTCTCCGCGAGTCAGAGCTTGTTCTTTGATCCCGAAAAGCTCTCCGAGCTTTCGGGAAAGAACGTATGCCCTCCGTATCGGGTCGGTCGGATTGACTTTCAGGAGGGTGAAGGTGTCTTCGTTGACGATCCCAAGGGCCAGCTGCATCTATGGATTCATCCCGATGCCGCCGGCGATCTGCCCCGCGACCGCGAGTACGCGATGGGCGTCGACATTGCGACCGGGACCGGCGCCAGCAACTCGGTGCTCTCTATTGGTGATAAGAAGACCGGAGAGAAGGTGGGCGAGTTCGCTGTTCCGAACCTTCGGCCGGACCAGCTCGGGACCTACGCCGTCGCGATCGCGAAGTGGTTCAGGGGGATCAACAATCGAGGTGCGTTCATGATCTGGGAGGCCGCCGGCCCCGGCCGGATCTTCGGAGACATGGTCGTCGACGAGCTGGGATATCGCGAGGTGTACCTGAGGGAGAGCGAGGGACGCCTCTCCAAGAAGCAGAGCGAGCTTCTCGGTTGGTATCCGACCCGAGATACCAAGATGACCCTCTTCGGGAACTACCGAAACGCGTTGTACGCTGGTAGGTTTATCAATCGATCGGCTGAAGCGCTGAAAGAACACCGGGAGATCATCTATGCGTCAGGAGGGGGTATCGAGCACTCGCGTTCGCATGGCACAGATCCCTCAGGTGCGAAAATGAATCACGGAGACCGCGTGACAGCGGACGCCCTGTTGAGTCTCGTGATGGGATCAAGGAATACCAAACCACCCGCGGAGCCGCGACAGCTTCAAGAAAGCATCGGCTTCCGCAGGGAGCGAGCAGAAGAGCTCGCCAGAAAGGCTCGTGAATGGTGAGCAAGTACCAGAAGCTTCAGACCGCGGTTGAGTGGAGCAGGAAACAGCTCACTCCCTACCGCGAGCGAAGGCACAAGTTCGTTCGTGCGTACGTCGGCCAGCATTGGGGTCGCGGCGACGATGTGAACGAGAAGATGCCGATCAACATGTTGAGCATCGCGGTCCAGACGTTCGCGAGGAACCTTGCGGCAAGGAACCCCGCGGTAACGGTTTCATCCCGCAAGCGAGAGCTTTCGCCTCTGGCGAAGAAGCTTGAGCTCACGATCAACCAGACAATCAAAGAGATCGATCTTCGAGACACGCTGTCCCGCGTCGTGTTCGACTCGATCTTCTTCGTGGGCGCCGCCAAGGTCGGATTGACTGAGGGAGTTCAAGCCGAGCTTCATGGTCAGCTGCATGACTCGGGCCTTCCGTTCGTCGACCCGATCGACCCCGACGACCTGCTCCTCGACATGAACGCACGTCGCTTCGAGTCGATGCAATACTGCGGAAACCGCTACCTCCTTCCCCTTGAACAGGTGAAGGAGTCGGGGATCTTCGGCAAGGACGCCGATGATCTCAGGGCTGCGACGAACCTGTCTCAGAACGAGTACGGCGACAGCCGAATTCAGAGTCTGGTCAACGAGGACAACTACTTCTCCGACAACAGCGCTGCATTCCCGATGGTCGAGCTCTGGGACATCTGGTTGCCGTACGACCGGGTGATGGCGACCTTCGCCGCAGATCCGTCTGGAAACATCGACACTAGCAAGGCTCTTCGCGAAGTCGACTGGGACGGTCCCGAGCTTGGCCCCTACCACATCCTTGGCCTCGGGGACATGAGCAGCACGATCGTGCCTGTGCCGCCGATCACCAACTTGATCGATATGAACGACGCGATGAACCGCGCGTTCCGAAAGCTGATCCGTCAGCTCGAACGGCAGAAGACGATCACCGTGGTGGCTGGCGCCGCCGACGAAGACGGGAACCGAATCCTTCAAGCGGACGACGGCGACATCGTTCGCGTCGACCGCCCTGAGGCGACGAAGGAGATGCGGTTTGGCGGGCCGGATCAGGTGGCTGCCGCGTTCACCATCCAGATGCGAGAGATGTTCAGCTACCTCGCCGGCAACCTTGATGCGATGGCCGGCTTGAGCCAGACCGCCGGGACGCTCGGGCAGGAGGAACTGATCAAGGCCAGCAGCAGCGAGAAAGTTCTCGATATGCAGAGCCGAATGCTGACCTTCACCAAAAAGGTGCTTCAGGATGTTTCGAGCTGGGTGTTCTACGACCCGGTGCGAGAGTTTGATCTAGAGATCCCGCTCGGCCAGAGCGGCGTCTCCGTTCCCACCAAGTTCAAGCCGGCCGACCGCAAGGAGTCCGAGTACCTTGAGCTTGAGATGGATATCGCTCCGGTATCGATGCAGGACGCCTCTCCTGCACAGCGGTTGCAGACGATCACCAGCACGATGACGAACTACCTGTTGCCCCTCGCACCAGTAATGCAGCAGCAGGGGCTGATGTTGGATGCCGCTGCGTTCACTCGTCAGGTGGCAGAGCTGACCAACACCCCTGAGGTGATGGAGCTCGTCGTGCCGGCGGGGTCGCCGCCGGACCCGACCGGCGAAGCCGAAGCCCAAGCTTCGAGTGCCGAGACGCGGACCTCTGGCGGATCGGCGCCGAGGAAGTACACGCCGACTGGTGGAACTCGTGCGGCACGGGACACCGTGATGTCACAGGCGATGCTCGGCATGAACCCGACGCCCCAGCAAGACCAGATGATGCAGCGGCCGGGGAACTGACATGGCGAAGAAGAAAGGCAGCATGAAGGGAATGAGCGTCAGCTCTGGCGACAAGCGGTCGGTCAAGGCCGGCGCCGGCATGACGGCGAAGGGCGTGAAGAAGTACCGGAAGCAGAACCCCGGTAGTAAGCTGAAGACTGCTGTCACCGAGAAGAACCCGACAGGCAAGCGGGCCTCAAGAAGGAAGTCCTTCTGTGCTCGATCTCAGGGATGGGATGGGCCGCGTGGAAAGGCTGCGCGGAAGCGATGGAACTGTTCTTGAATTAGGAGCTCGTTATGGCGAAGCGTGGTTTGTACGCGAACATCAACGCGAAGAAAAAGGCAGGGAAGAAGATGCGGAAGAAGGGCGATAAGGGTGCGCCGACCGACAAGGCTTTCAGAGACTCCAAGAAGACTGCGAGGAAGAAGTAATGCCGAACGTAAACGGAAAGAAGTTCCCCTACACCAAAGCAGGCATGGCCGCGGCCAAGAAGGCCGCCAAGAAGACTTCCAAGAAGAAGCCGGCGAAGAAGGTCATGAAGAAAATGAGGTACAAGTAATGGCGAAGGACGAATACGAAGCAATGGCCGACCGTTTCAGTGCGGGTTTCAAAGACAGGTCTGCGGACTACACGAAGCCTGATCCTCCCAAGCCGAAGGTCGACATCACCAAGGGGACCTTGGTGAGCGGGATGAATGTGAGTAGGCCGCAGGGTCGTCACGCTCAACGCATCGCGAGGAACGCAGAGAAAGCCAAGCGGAGAGCTGCCGCGGCCGACCTTGAAAAGCGAAAGAAAGCCGCGAGGGAGAAGCGAGAAGGCACATTCAACAAGGGTGGCGGCGGCACTCGCAAGGTAGGCCCCGGCGATTTCGGCAACAAGGGCGGCACCGCCAATAATCGACCTCGGGGGAACACGGGCGGAAAGGGCGGACGCTGATGCCGACGTACATCTTCACCCATCCAGAAACCGGGGAAGAGAAGAAGATGATGATGTCCGTCGCTGAGATGTGCAATCGCACTGACAAGCACGACGGAGACTTGCTGATCGATGAAGTTCTCTGGTCTCGATGTATCGGATGCGAGCACTCGGGCGTGAACCCGAATTCCGCCGGATGGCCGATGACATCGGATTCCGCAGGGACTCATCCTGACGAAGTTCCGAAGATGATGAAGGAGATGCGTGCCAAGGGTGTAAACTTGAATTACACCCGCGACGGGCGGGCCATCTTCGAAAACGCCGCTCACAGACGAGCTGCTATGAAGGCCCTCGGAATGAGGGATAGGCAAGGCTATGACTGAGAACGAATCAAACGTCGTTGAAGAGCGAGAGCCCTTCGACATTCAAGACCCCACCGAGGTCGTACGAGACGAGGTCGCTGACGAACATTCCAGCGATCCCGAGCCCGTGACCGAGGACGCCACTCCTGCCAGCGATGAACATTCCGCTGTCGAAGAGGTGGCCGAAGAGCCAGTGATCGAGGCCGGGGAAGAAGTCACGATCGGCAAGGCCGATGACTTCCTCGACTCAGAGCTGGCTTCTGCGGTAGAGAAGATTCTCGGAACGATGACTGCAAAGGTCAACGATCTGGAGAAGAAGCTCGCCGCGAAGGTGGCGGCGGCGCCGACGGAGGCAAAGCCAACCACCGACCTGTTCGCAGGACGAGAGGAAATCTTCGGATCGGATGAGCCATCCCCGACCGAATCTTCAAACCGGCAGCGGGTACAGGATCAGATGGAAATTCTTCGCAGTGGCTACAAGGCCACCAAGAAGAAGATGCCTTCTGACTCCGACCTTTTCGACAAGGCGTTGCGTTCGGAATTCCCCGACGCAGCTATCAACGAAGAACGAAACTCGTTCACCAAGAAGATTCAATCTCGCGAGCGTCAGATCATCTCGCGTCCTTCTGCTCGAACCGGGGAGTCGGCATCGGCTCGCGATCGAGCGAAGAAGGCCGTCGAGGCTCGGATGCGTGAGCTCGGAATCAATGGTTGAACGGTAAGGAGCGTTTCTAATGAGTCTGCAAGCCAACGATCTCGTCGATCTGATCAAGACGACGCAGAACGAGCTCGGCCGCGCTCGGTTCACCGAGATCGCGACCGACATTCAGGACCACTGTGCTCTTCGCGAGCTTCTCAATGAGTCGCGGGTGAATTTCACCGGCGGCCCCAACATCCAGTGGAACCTCATGACTGACCAGTCGGGTTCCGCACGGGACACCGGCCTGTACGAGGTCGACCAGATGAACGTCGCTGATGTGATGGCGACCGCTCAGATCCCGTACCGGCACATGACTGCGAACTACTCGATCGAGCGTCGAGAGATCGCGATCAACCGTGCTCCCGCCCAGATCGTGGACCTCGTTCGCATCCGTCGAAACGATGCGATGATCTCGCTTGCCGAGCACATCGAGAAGCGTTTCTGGGGCGTCCCCACCGGACCCGCCGACGACAAGAAGATCTACGGTGTCGGGTACTGGATCTCGGACGCCGACACCAGCACTTCTGGATTCCTCGGCGGAGTTCCTACCGGGTTCACCGATGTGGCCGGTATCAACCCCGCCAATACTCCTCGCTGGCAGAACTGGCAGGGCGTGTACAGCGACAGCGTTGCCTCGTTGTCTGCTCCGACGTACGCCACCGACGGCAACGGCCATGGACAGACTGGTGGCGGTAACCCGGATTCGACCGGGTTCTCCGACATGGTCGCTGAGCTTCGTGAGGCGTACACCAAGTGCAACTTCAAGCCGATCCCCGGCGCTCAGGTTGCGGACTACAACAAGGGCAACCGCTACGGCCTCTACACCAACTACAAGGTTATCTCGTACCTTGAAGAGGTCCTTGCTCGCCGCAACGACAACCTCGGAATGGATGTCGCTGCGACGGACGGCAAGGTGGTCTTCCGGGGTATCCCCCTTACCTACTGCCCGTACCTTGATTCGAACGTCACTCTCACTGGTGGCGCCGCAGCGTTCCCGATCTACGGGATCAACTGGGGCGTGTTCGAGTCGTGCTTCCTCGAAGGCGAGTACATGCGTGAGACTGGGCCGGACACCGCGCCGAACCAGCACACTGTCATGACCACTCATGTCGACCTCTCGATGAACATCCGTTGCACCGATCGTCGTCGCAACTTCGTCCTCAAGAACGACGCTGCAAAGCTTGTCTACGCCTGATAGGCGGGAAGGAAAACTCCAATGAGTACCTCAATTGTTACTGTAAACCGAGGCGCACAGGGGCCTCCGACTCGCGCCGAGACCGAACGGATTGTCTTCTTCGAAGACTTCAACGGCGTCGCCCAGTCGAGCTTCACGGTTGCTGACTGGACCCTCGGTGGCGGAGCTATGACCAACGCCGACGGCTCAGATGTCTCGACGATGATCGGGGCGATGATCACCCCCGAGCTCGAAAAGAACGACGAGATCTCGTTTGTCGTTAAGGCGAAGCTGAGTGCGCACAACGGGGACAGCGAGTTCGAATGCGGCTTCGGGGATGCTGCTGGATCAGCGGCTGGCCTCAGCCACTCGTTCGCGATCGCTCTCGCCTGTGGCCTGACCCCGGCGCAGGATGTTGTCACCTGCTACCTCGATGACAACAACGGCACCCGAAGCGAAGTGGCGGTTACTCTTTCGCAGACTGCGCTTGGCGAAGGTTGGACTTCCGCCGCCAACTTTGAATTCGGCGGGACGCTGAAGCGAATCGAAAACAAGTACCACGCCAAGTTCTACGTGAACGGCGTCTTGGTCGCGACGCTTGTTGATGATGTCCCGGTGCCTATCACCGGCCACTTCGACGACAACGCGATGGGCCTCTTTGTGACGCAGCCAACATCCACTGCTCTTGCAGAGGTCGACTGGGTCTACGCGGAAGTCCCACGTTCCTGATCGGTACAGGACGCAACTCCTGCCCCCCGCTGGCTTCGGCCGGCGGGGGGTTTTCTTTTGTCCTCGCACGGTTTGACACGTTTCTTTTCGAATGGTAGGGTTTCGGCATGGATGAGCAATACTGGAACCACCCCGGCGTAAACCACAGCACCCTGAAGGCATTCTCGAAGGGCGCTGCTCGCGTGAAGCACCAGATGGAGAACGGCACGGCGGAGACCGAGGCGATGCGTCTCGGTACGCTTGCTCATCTCTGCGTCCTCGAACCCCACCTCGTTCCGAAGCACGTCGCCGTGGCTCCGGAAGTCTCGAAGCGAACCAAGGTTGGCAAGGAGAAGTGGAAGGAGTTCGAGTCGGATAACGCTGATAAAATGGTCTTCACGAAGGATCAGTACGACACTGCGGTTCGGATGTCGGAGTCGGTCCACAATCACCCGGTGGTGAAGGAGCTGTTCCAAGGGTCATGGGTCGCGGAGACCGAGTGCTACTGGAAGGATGATCTGTGGGGAATTGACTGCAAGTGCAAGGCCGACGCGATCGTCGAGAAGACGATCATGGTCGACCTGAAGACGACGATTGATGCGACCCCTGCGGCGTTCGGCCGACAGATCTTCAACTACTTCTACCACACTCAGGCAGCGTGGTATTCGTCTGGCGCGGCCCGATGCGGATATCCGATCACCGACTTCTTCTTCGTGGCCGTCGAGAAGACGGCCCCGTTCGAAGTCTGCGTGTTCAAGATGTCCCGCGAGTCACTGGACCTCGGTCGGAAGACCGTGCTGGAATGGCTCGGGCAGTTCTACAATCGCAGCAAGAATGACTACTGGATTTCGTACGACAAACCTGTCGAGGTTTTACCCCCTGCATGGCTCTTGAAGGAGAACCACTGATGGAAAACGAGAAGCATTTGGCGAAGGCGTTGTTGGCCGCTCAGGCTGACGTTGCCGGAGTCGTCAAGAACGCTAGGAACGAGTTCGCGAAGTACGACTACGTGTCCGCGGATGGCATGGTCGGCCAACTCAGGAAGGCGCTGATCTCGAACGGCCTTCTGTTCAACCGTTCGTCTTGGTTCGTAGAAGGCACGCTGGTTCGTTCCAACTTCTGCTTGACCCACGCCGATTCTGGAGAGGAGCGGCACTTCAGCGCGGACATCCCAATCGTCGAGACCAAGGGTCGGCCTGCTGACAAGGCCGTCCTCGGGGCGGTCACGACCGCTCTGAGCTACACGCTTCGAGACCTGCTGCTCGTTCCGCGTGTTGATGAGCTGGAGGTCGACAACAGGTCGGACGACGAGCCCGTCCGGAAGCCGGCGGTCACCGCCCCGGCCGACCCCGGCTCGCCCTTGGTCTCTGCCGTGATGGAGGCTGCAAGGCTGAAGGCCGACGGCGGAAGCTGGCTTGAGAGCTGCATGGAAAGGGCGTCTGCCGTCGAAGGTCGGCGGATCACGAAGGTTAGCCAGATGCCCGAAGAACTACTTCAGAAGATGCTCGAATCGAGCAAGGAGAGCAAGTCATGAGTGGATTTCAACACAAGCCCGGATTCGGATCCCTTTTCAAGAACGATCGCAAGGAGAAGGAGAACCAGCCCGACTACAAGGGTAGGGGCATTCTTGAGGACGGCGAAGAGTTCGAGATTGCCGCGTGGCTCCGCGACTCGGCGGGCGGCCAGAAGTACATGAGCCTGAAGATCGGAAAGCCGCAGCCGAAGAAGGACACGCCGGCGCCGGAAGAGAAGAAGGCGGTGAGCTCCGATGACATCCCCTTCTGAATACCACGATGAGTCGTTCGTTACGGTGAAGGAAGCCGCTGAGTGGCTGAGGGTCACGGATGAGCGAGTCCGAGACTGGATCCGATCGGGACGCCTTCGGGCGTTCCGATCGGGCAAGGACAAGGGCCGGTTCCTGATTCGTTGCAAGTGGGTTCGAGAGTTCGTAGACCAGATGAGCGAGGAGATGAATGGCTAGAGTTACTGACTACGCGATGGTCACTCCGAAGAGAACGGAGATGATGAATGCGGTGATCAGGAATTGGTGCATGATGTACTCGCTGCCCTTCAGGTACTGGAGGCACGGGTGCATCGACGAGGATAGCTGTTCGTATATCACTCGCCGGCCAGCGAAGGTCCGTCAGGGGCTGAACGAAGCTGACTATGGCGATGCAGAAGATCGTCAGGATTGCATGGCGTTCATCGTGGGCCAGCTCAGGGGCATGCAGTTCACGACCCCAGAGATCCGGAAGGTTCTGGACCTCAGCGCAGGGGCGTGCTGCACCGCGATGAACAGGTATCGCGAGATACCAGAAGACACGAAGAGAATGATGCTCCAAGCGAGTGGCTTGGAGGGCAGATCAGCAGTTCGAGCGTTTCTACAGGGAGGCAAAAATGAACAATGAACCGTCGATGAATGACGCGAGAAAAAGGCTCGGGGAGTATTGGCCCAACGCAGACTTGAACGAGCCGACGAGGAAGCTCTGGTATAGGAAGCTCAAGGACAAGAATCCCGCAAGGCTGATGGAAGCGATGGACGAGGTTCGCGTCAAATACGCTTCCGCTACTCCTCAGCTGAAGTGGATCCTTGACGCCTACAACCATCTCAAGCCGGAGCGGCTGGAGTCGGTCTGGACTGACTCGATGAAGGATGCTGAAGCTGAGGCTCAGTACGATCGTGATGTCGAGGAGTTTCGGGCCAAGGTTGCTCGGGATTTGGCGACGTGTTCCGAAAATGAATTGCGGGACGCCGCGAGGTCGATCCCGTTCTCATTCGCAAGTCGGAGCCCCGATCTATGGGGTCAGCTGACGAAAGGGCTCGTATGGCTCAAGTTGTTCGGAAATTCATCGTCAAATGCGAGCCCAAGCCCCAACCCCGAGCCCGGGCAACCCGGGTAGGTGGCGGTGTCCGAATGTACACGCCCTCTTCGGCGAATACATTTCGAACGATGGCTGGCATCGCAGCGTGGGAATCCTTCGGCGAAGGTGAGCTTCCAATTTCAGGGCCGGTGGTGATTCGAACCACCTTCTTCCTTCGACGGCCCCAGAGGCTGAAGAAGCGCAAGGGGGTGGTTCATTCTTTGAAGCCTGATCTGGATAACCTCGACAAGGCTCTCAGGGACGGCCTCACGGATGCCTCTGTCTTCACGGATGACTGCATCATCTGGAAAGGCGAGAGCTGCAAGTACTACGCAGACCTTGAGTCTTCTCCTCGTGCTGAAGTTGAAATAGAATTCGACCCAAAGGAGGCCACTGATGGCGTTTCCGGGAAAGACTAGTCTGTCTGCATACCTCACCGACACCTTGAGCATCGCAGTCCACTACAAGGACTCGGCTGGGGCCGGCGTGAACCTTTCCAGCTCATTGATCGAGATGGACATCCGTGACTCCGATGACGACCCGGTCTCTCAGGTGGTTTGGTCGACGAGCACCGGAGAGATCGCTGTGACTGCCGGTGGCAATCTGAGCAACGGGCAGTTCTCAATCACCGTGCCTCCTGCTCAAATTACTCGCCTTGGACTTCGCGGGAAAACCACCGTGTACTTTTTCGAGCTCCGAAGAAGCCAAGGTGGCGTCGTCGATACTCTCGCGAATGGCACGTTCAACGTATATGGAGAGGCTCGATCATGACCAACGAGGTAGTAATCAACCCGGTCACGAACGTGGTAGAGATCAGTGCTCCCGGGCCTCAGGGATCCGCAGGGTCTGCGTTCACGCCAGCCGCCGATAGCGGAAGTGGCTCGCCGGTTTCTTCGACGCTCTCCGTGATCGGCGGGACGAACGTCACGACCTCGGTCAACGGCACGAGGATCACCGTGAACGCGAGCGGAGGCGGGACCGGCACGGTAACGCAGGTAAATACCGGGACGGGTCTGAGCGGCGGCGGGTTCACGACGAGCGGGACGATATCGATCGCGAATACGGCGGTGACTCCCGCCGAGTACGCGGTCGGGAAGTTCACGGTCGACCAGCAAGGAAGAATCACGGCGGCATCGGCGGGTCTGAAGGCAGACGTTACAGCGTTGTTTCCTGCGAATGTCGCTTCTCTCTTAAACGCATCCGACAGTGCGGGAATGCGAACCGTCCTCGGCGTGAAGAACCACGCGACGATCGAGGCAGACACGACGCCGCAGTACTTCGAGAACCTCGTCGAGTCGAACGACACGCAGGAGTTCATTACGAACTCCGGTCTCACGAACTACCTCGCTCAAACGTCGCAAAACCTCGCCGACCTCAACTCGTCGGCTACCGCTCTAACGAACCTCGGTGGGACGACTGTTGGCAAGGCGGTGTTCGCAGCAGCGAGCCAAGCCGCAGCCCGATCGGCGATCGGCGTCGGGACCGGGACCGGCGACATGGTCGGCTCGAACAACCTGAGCGAGATCACCAGCGAAAGTACTGCTCGCACGAATCTTGGACTCGGAACTGCAGCGACCTCGGCCACTGGTGACTTCTCTCCTGTTGCTGGAAGCGGAAGTATCACCACGGTCGGGACAATCACCAGCGGGACGTGGTCTGGTACAGCCATCGGGTACGGGTCTTTGTCTGGCAAGCCAAGCCTTGGCACGGCATCGCAATACAACGCAGGCATCGGATCGAACAGCATTCTGCAAGCAGATGCGAATGTTGCGGACGACGACTTTCTTCGGGTTGCTGGCACGAAGATTGAAGGTCGGACAGCAGCCCAGACGCTTGAGGACATCGGTGGGCAGGCTGCACTGACGTTTGGAATTTCCAATACCAACGCCGTCAAGGTAGATGCTGCTGATGTTGCTGATGACGAGTATGCAAGATTCACTGCAAGCGGCCTTGAAAGCAGGACGGCAGCCGAGGTTCTTACGGACATTGGTGCGCAGGCTGCCCTGACTGCGCCGGTCACCAGCCCCGCGATGACTGGCGTATCCGCGGGTTCGATCACCGGAATCATTCAGTGCAGTTCCTCGCAGTACGCAGCGATTACTCGTGATCCGAACACTCTCTATGTGATTGTCTAATGGCAGACTTCAAGTTTGGATCAGATGATATTGCAGACCTGAAGTTCGGCGACAGTGCCGTACTGAAGGTCTACAAGGGCAACGATCTCGTCTGGGAGCCTGCGTCATCTGGCGTGGATTGGGACGACTACGACGATGGAATCTTCTTTGTTGAAGAAGCGATTCCGTACGAGACCCAGCAAGTCGACCAGTTGGCGGCATCGACTGCGTATTCTGCAATCGGAAGACAAGACGGAGTCAGCAGCGGATACCGCCACTGGAATGCGGCGGCGAACGCATACTTGACTTCCGGGTTTGCTCCGTTCATTGCGGTGTGGGACTTCTCGGATTGGGCCGTATACGAGTGGAACGGAACAACCGGAAGCGGAAACAGGTATACCCACCTGTACGGTCCCGGATCGTCGAATGTTACAAGCACGTCAAAGACCCGGCATGTTGTCGTGTACCTGACTCAAGACCCCGGAACTATTGCAGGGTTCCGTGACTACGATGGTCCGAGCGACTGGATGGTCTACGAAGACGGCATCACGGTTTACGAAAACTTTGGTGCTTCCCAGAGCGTTTCGGGTTACGTTTACCCCGAAGAGGTCAAGGCGTCCCGCAACTACGACACCCCTCGTCGGGTCAAGTCCACTAGCACGTCAGCACTGACTCTTCTGAAGGTTGACAATACGGTCAACAGCGGAACTCTAAGCACTGCTCCTCCCTACGTTGCAGTCTGGTGGGAACGTACTGGATCAACCACTGTCCGCGATTGGTTTATTGCGTCATACTCTGGATCAGGCGGCGGATACAACTTCGTTCGTTCCAAGTCTGGTGCTACGGCTTTCCACTCGTCTACGAACATGACCAACGAGTTTGTGGTCGTGAACCTGTCTGCTGATCCCGGGACTAGTGTCTCGAACTGGACTGACTATGACGGCGAAGTCACTCCGTGGGAGTCGCAGGAAACTGCCATCAACTTCTGGGCAAGTGGAAACAATTGGTGGACACTGGACAGCAACACTTCGTGGACTCGTTCCGGAACGCTTTTTGCAAACGCTCAGTACATCAAGTTGGTTAGCGGTCGCATGACTATGCGGCTGACCAACGGAAGTTTCGTAACCGATGGTCAGGACTACATTGACGACTATGGAATTCCGGTGTTGTGGGTCTGGATCAACGGCAACAAGTACGTCTTCGATGAACTGGATCAGGTGACAGGCAACGGTGACATTATCTTGAAGGGTCCGGCAATGACGCAGTCGGACTTTGAAGAGAACTCCGGTACCGGAGAAAATGCTGACGGCTGGGCGGATGATGTCCCTGTCAAGATTGAGTTCCGACCGCAGTGGGATACGTTCTACCCCCGCACCGCGTTGGTTGCAGGTCAGAATTCGCAGTCAGCAGGGAACGTCGATGTCCAGTACGACGACTGGTCTTCGGTCTTCAATTACTCGTCGAGCATGGTGAACGCTTCAAGCGGGGATCACCCGTTCACGACGTTCAATCGTGCATCCGCTACACAGATGCAGTTCCAAGCCTCCACGACTTCCTACAACACTTACAACGCTGACAATAATGGTGTGAAGTGGTTCGCGTTTAAGCGAGGGACCAAGGCTTGGGACAAGGGAGCGAACATTGAGTACGGGTCTGCCAAGACTTCGTTGAAGGCAGATTGCATCTACGGAACGCTCGACTACAACTCGTTCGCTACATCTCCGGTTGGGTGTTTGGTAACGAGTCGGGATCCCGGTCCGGTTTATCTGTGGTCTGACTACGACGGTCCTCTCTACGACTGGGATTCCTATGCGATCCAGACCTTCGTGGACTCGGCACTCAACACGAGTTCGAGTGAAAAGGAGCGATTCCCGCTGACCGAGACGATGGGTTCTGGAACCAACCTTGTTGCAACCGCTAACAGTGCCGGTTTGGTTGGATACAGCAGTCCTCAAGACCGATGCCTTTCGAGTGGGTACCAGAACAGAAGTACCAACTACTCAACGATGCCTGATCATCACTTCTATCACAACCATAGTTCGGTAATTGGGACTAGCAACGTTTACTCGTTCTCTGGAGGCTGGCACGCTTTCGGAAAGTCAACCAATTCCTCGTATCAAACAGGCTTCGGAGGCATTCCGTTCGACGTCAAGGAATTTACCACGGACCCGGTTAATGGTGGTTGGCGAGGTCCAATCGGAACCCGAAACACGTTGGTGACTTCTTCAGAGGGCGGCCAGAAAGCAGGCTACTGGAAGCCACCCTTTGTCAATGACGGACTTCAGTTCGCGGGCGTCTTCAGTCAGATGGGTTCAACGTACAACTGCCGAAGCGATGCGGGTGCGAGTTCCAACAACCCGAAGTTGTTCATGGGCCGGAAGTACGCAAGGCTCATGACTGACGTGATCGAGGACACTAAGAACCCCGGCTATATGTTTCTGTTCAGCAACAACCGGCTTCTCGTTCAATGGTCTGGCACGAACGCCGCTGCAAACAAGACCGCGTTTGACAATGGGCGGCCTTCATCCACTTGCACTGTTCGTATGAGGCAGGGGAACAAGGAGAACGCCAACTTAGCCTTGGGCACTGAATACACCTACACGGGAACGTGGGGTACTTGGAACAGCACCGTTTCCCTGCTCACTTTCAGCAATGGCTCAACGGGCGCTCCGACTTGGACTTCTGAATACAACGATGGCTCATGGTCGCCCATGACCTTCTCTTTTCTGATCCGCATCGAGGACTAAACAATGCAGTCGATTCTTACGTTTGGTGAAATTCTCAAGACTCTCGCAAAGATGGAAGCGTTGCTTGCCAACCTTTCAGAGTACTACACGGTAGTCGAACAGCGTTCTTCGATTGACGACGCTTTGATTGCCCAGTTCCAAGCAAAGGCTGTTGAACTTCAGGCTGCTGCCGCTGTTCTTCTGACTCTTGATTACGAGGATCCCACCGGAGATCCTTGATGATTGAACTCTTCTTCCTATCTGTTGTTGCTGTACAGGACGCTCCCGATCTGGAGCCGTGCAGCCCTCGCCTTCTCCCAATGACCACGACTCGTTTGCCCTACGTTGAATCCGACGGCACCGAGACCAACGCGATCGAAGTGAACTCGCAAGCGAACACTGAGACGCGAGCATTGATGGTTACGTACATCCGGCCTGCGACATCAGCAGTTGGCGAGTTCAGCGTGTCTGGCACCGCTCAGGTTCAGAACCTCAGCAACGGGGTACGGGACGTTCAGTACCGGATGTCGACTCGCATCGACGATGGCTTCGTCCCGATCTTCGAGCAGGGATCTGACCTCTGCTGGGATGCCGACAAGCAGCGGATCGTCTCTGATTACGTCTTCTCGGTCCCGGCAAACGACACCGTGACGAAGGACATCAACTGGGGCTGTACGATCCGTCGAGCCGACCAGATCGCGGACATCAACGCAGACGGCGTCATCAACGCTCAGGATCAGGGGCTTCTGCTGGCTGACTTTGGGAGCGATCAGCCTCGATCAGACTTGAACTTCGACGGGGTCGTTGACGGGAAGGATCTAGGGATCCTGTTCGGTCAGTGGTCAGACACCTATGAGCCGGGAGCCGACTGATGGAACCTTCGATCATTCCAATCCTTGAGAACAATCTCACTCCGCTGATCGTGTGGGTGCTGGTTTACTACACCATGGTGAAAGGTATTCGCCGTGACCTTGCTGAAATCAAAGACAAGATGGACAAGACGTGAGCCAAACAGAAGTGAACAGATTCGTGAACCTGCTTCAAGGGTTCATTCTTCTTTGTACGGTGGCCGGCGTGTTCATGTCGCTCGGGGCCGCGAACAATGTTCTCCAGCAGAACACCGACTCGGTCGATGAGCTGAAAGCTATCGCGTCCGACCTAGTCCGTGCTCAGGTGATGAGCACGGTCACGGACGATAGCCACTCGAAGGCGATCGCTGACTTGGTTCTGAGGGTCAACCGGCTGGAGGACAGAGATTGAGCATGTCGTCGGCGGCCTGTTGCTGCTCAGATGAACTTGGCTGTGGCCTGCCGAGCGACTATCCCACAAACATCAGCTTCTCCTCTTCATTCAGGGTTGAAGCAGAGCTTTTGCATCCGCCTTTCTCAACGGCGGGGACTGCTTTTTCATACGAAACGTCGATGACTCTGGGGATGTTTTTTGATTTCAAGTTCTGCGTGTTCAGATACGACCGGGTCGTTGGGACTCACTCGATCTCTTACACCAATCCGCCCTCTGGATATTCGAGTGGATCAGAACAATTCCGAGTAGACAGATATGTAGGCGGAACTCCGCAATTCGGAACGACTCAAGTTCCCGACGACGTTGGTCTTCATAAGCTCGACGGGACCCCGAATTACTCTTGGACGTTGAATTCCAGCTCGACAAATTACGTTCTGCAACAAACGACAATGCCGACCGGCACGCCATTTATGAGAATGGAGATGACTGTCCTAGATCCTTTCGCTGCAATAAACGGATACAGCCATTGGGGATCTACTCAAAGCGCCGCGTTGTATTGGTCATCGTCTTTGACGACCAGCTCGGGAAACGTCGTTCCCGACTTGCGGACTTCTCCGTCGCAAGAGTCGGTGTACCAGAAGCCCGTCCCAAATCATTCTCCCGGCACAATTCCCAGTGTGACCCCGATGGCAGCAAGATACGGGTCAATCAACGTGAGCAACCCGATCAGATACCCGTGGACCTCGGGTCCTGATTTCCACGCAGACCCTCAGGCAAGTATTTGGAACGGCACTTCTGGGTTGACGGGCTACGAAGGCGTGCTGACGCCGACCAGCTCGGGATACAATCGGCCGTCATTTCCAAGCAGCCTCGTTATATTTGACGACCGTGGTGTCGGGCATGATTGGGCGTATCAGAACTCTCATATTGGAAACGTCTGCACATCCAGCACCACGTCTGTCACCTTCAGCTAGGAGAGCCTTTGCAGAATCAAGGGGGTCATAGCCGAGAGCCTGAATTCAATCCTCCCATGCGGGGGCTAGGTGATTTGATCGAGAGAGCTACCGAGAAAACAGGCATCAAGTCTTTCGTCGAAAAGCGAGCCAAGAAAAAGGGCAAGGGATGCGGATGTCGCAAAAGACGTGACGCCCTGAATGATCTGGTTCCGTTTCGTTCCGAAAATGATCCTACGGAGACCTCGAATGATTGAATGGATCAAGAACAACAAGGCGGCGCTGGGTTTGGCTGCGGCCTGTATCGGTGTGGTGGTCTTGTTCAGTGCTCTCGCCGGCGGATGCTCGGCGTCTGACCTGATCAAGGTCAAGGTTCCGAGCGGGGTCCAGCGATCGATTGCGACGCCGCCGTCGATCACCCTGACCGACGCCGGCCATGAGTGGGACCGATGGGTCCAGTTCGTGGAGATCGAGAGCGACAAGTTCTCGGGGTCCATCTCCCGGGGGCAGGAGCTTCTGGGGTTCGTTCAGGCCATGGCGAACACGGGTCTCGGCGCCGCCGAGGCCGCCCTTGGGGGCGTCCCCTTCGGCGGGTTCGCCGTCGGCGGACTCGGCCTTCTGGCGGGCCTGTTCTTCGAGAAGCCCGGCACGCGGAAGAAGGAGGCGAAGGAAAAGGAGTCCTCCTACAACGCCGGCATGGAGCAGGGCAAGCGAATCGCCGAAGAGATTGTGAGGGAACTCCGTGCCTGATTCTGGACTGAGCTTGAACTTGGGTGAGCTTCGATCTGAGATTTGCAGATACCTGCAATTCGGTCGGAGCTATGAAACCCTTCCCGATCGTGAGAAGGCTGATGTCGACGCCTGCGTACGCCGTGGCATGAGGCAGTTCCTCAGCCCGCCTCCGGTCGGGGGGGACCTTCATTCGCATACGTGGAGTTGGATCCGGCCGGAAGGCACGCTGACCACCACCGCGTCCACGTCGACGTACGACCTCCCTGAGAACTTCGGGGGCATCGTCGGCGACCTCAGCTACCAATCGTCGAGCGATGGAGCGACTCGCCCGATCTCGGTGACGAGCCTCTCAGCGTTCAACGCAAGGAAGCAACAAGAGACACTCTCTTCTGGCCGGCCGGACACTTGCGCGATCTCGCCGAAGTCGGCGTCGTCTGGCGAGCCTGATCGTCCCAGCCGGTTTCAGATGCACTTGTTCCCGACGCCGGATAAAGCGTACACCCTGAACTACCAGTACGTGGCGACAGTCGGCGAGTTCACCGACCGTCCGCCGGCAACCCAGATGCCGGGCGGCCAGATGCACGGCGAGACAATCATCGCCTCGTGCCTTGCGGTCGCGGAGAACCTCACCACCGACAATCCCGGCCGGTACATGGAGTTGTTCGGGCAGCGTCTGGCGGCGAGCGTGTCGGCCGACCGCAGACTCTACATGCCTTCGAACCTTGGACCGAACGCAGACAACAGCGACGGCACGTATCGTGGCCGAAGGACCTCCACCAACGTCACCTACACGGGCTAAACCATGCCAAACTACAACCTACTCGCAAAACCGGGAACCGTCAGTGACGTGTTCCTCACCAATACCATCGACGACGTGACTGGAAACGGTGTCGGCAACGATGACGCCGGCACGACCAAGATTCGAATCAAGGCGGAGACATTCGCCATTGCGTTCGCGGTTCAGGTTGTGGAGACCACCGGCGACGGGGATACAGCTGCCACCTACGACCATGGCTCCATGCTTCGTGCAAGGATTCAAATCGGAGGATACGCGTTCTCTGAGAACGTGATCGGCCTCGTCAACATGGAAGACAGCAGCGAGTACGCATCGAACGGATCTCTCACGGCCGCCGGCAACGGTGATTACCTCATGGAGATCAACTACCACGGCTCGACCCGAGCGATCCGAGGCCGCCTGATGATCGAAAGTACATCCATGAACTTCTCGAAGAAGTCTCCTCTGGTGGCTCTACAGCTGACTGGATATCTTGCGTTGGACGATCAGACTGACAACGACACCAAGCTCGAAAAGGCTAATTCTTGACATGGCAAACGAAATCACATTCAACGGATCCATCGTCGCTTCGTCGACGAACTTCAGCGAACGAATCGAGCCCGGCTCGCTTTCGATCGATCTCTCCGATCTCGAAATGGCGAGCGGGGTCAAGGAAGTCACCGAAGCTTCAGCCGGAACCGAGATCGTCGCTACGACCTCGGGTCTGGCGAGCGGCGGAATGTACTTCTTCCGGAACCTTTCGACGACGCTGTCCGTCGAGGTCGGCCGCGGCCCCTCTGGTTCGTTCGTTCCCTTCTTGATGCTGAAGCCCGGCGAGTATTCGATCGGCCGGCTGGCTTCTACCATGCCCGCAGCAGTGGCCGTCTTCGCAAAGACGACGACCACCGGCACGGCGGAGCTTCAGTTCAAGGTCTTTGATGGAACCTGAATTTGAACATCAACCCAGACGAACTCGCAAGGTTGATCGAGGAAGCTACCGCATCCGGTGACCTTCCCGACATGCCGTCCTCTCCTGATGAAGCCGTCGGCGCCCCCGACGGCTCTGGTGACTCCGCGGCTCCTGCTGCCGAAGAGATCGGCGAAGCCGTCGCGTCGAGCGTCGCCGCACAGACCCTGACCGTTCAAGAAACCGGCGCCGCCGGGGCCGGCCCCACGCAGGACACGAGCCGAGACGATGAGATCGTCTCTCTTCTTCGTGACCTCTTGGATGTCTGCAAGAGAGGCTTCAGCATCTGATGGCAAAGGTCATTCGCGACATCATCGGGTCTTCCCTTTCGGTAAACGAGGACTTCAGGAACGACTCGGCGACGAGACGTGTCTGGGTGAAGCTTGACTCGACCGACGGCGGGAACACCACTCGCATGGGCGTCGCCCTCAGCAAGGCCGTCGAGTTCCAGACCGAACACCCGGAGTCGACTTGCTCTGCTCCCCTCCGTAAGGCGGAGGGGAAGCAGGTAGGCAAGGACACGTACGAGATCTCGCTCACCTACTTCCACGAGGCAGCGAAGTATCAAGGCAATGAACAGCTGTTCACGATGAGGCCGAAGCGATCCAATCAGTTTCACGTGTACGTGTATCGCAGCCCATTCGATTCGACCAGCAGTTCGAACCCCCCAGAGAACTCGTACAACTCCACGACAGGGTTGCCAGCTGGCGATCTCTTGTACAACCCGAATGACCCCTTCGAAGTGGCGTACGCAAAGGCAAGGAAATGGACTCCCCCCCAGTTCCTCATGTCTTTGAACGGGAAGATCAACGCGGGCCTTGCCTCCGGTCTGGAGCCCATGTTCAGCTCGACCGGGTCAGTGAACAACGCGTCGTTCAATTACGGCGGGATCAATTTCCCTGCGAACAGCCTGAGGTTCGACGACGTTTCTGTTGATTACGTTCGAGAAGACACCCAGACAAGCGGTGGTCTTTTTTACTACTTGACGTACAACTTCACATACATCCCGAACGGGTTGTTCACGCACGCGATCTCAGTCAACCGAAATGCAAACGGAACTTTGAATTTGATCGAGAACGCCTACGTTCCATTCGGGGAACGGATCAACTTTGATGGATTGTTCCCCGGCACGGGTTCGATTGGGATCCGATGAATCGAGACCATGAGAACACGATTCTTTCGGGAAACCCCTTCAGCCGCGAGTATCGGTCTGCGCTTACTCAGTCGTTGCGTGATCCTGATGCCGCCTTCTCGACTGATCCGGAAGACTTTGGTCCTGCCGTTCTGCCGGTTCAGTTCCTTGCGACGCTCACCGGGGCGACGCCCATTCTCGCGAACCGAGTTTGGAAGTATTCGTGGACCGAGCTTCCTCCGGTTCCGGATTTGTCTACCGGCACTAGAACTTCTAGTCAGTCAGTGAGCGGGTCAACCAACGAGTATTTCCATTTTGCGTTGAATGGCCCTGAAATAAACAACACAGCGCAAACCACTACGGGCGGGTCTGTAGACCCTAGCAGGGCCACGTTTGGTGTCAGGGTTGGCTCGCTTGACGATCCTCCGTCAAGTGTGAGTCTTTTGCCTCTGACTCACGGCCCGAACCCAGTTGTTCTCATGACTGTTTTTCCTGACCCGTACGTTGTGACTATCGGCGGATCAAACTACTCCTGCTACCACTGGGTTTCAGCTGCAAATCAAGTCGATGTCGAATGCGAAGACTAAACCATGGCGAACAAATCAAACAACCCCCGCCGTTTGTTTACTGAAAATTCCAACACGTACCGAGGAAAGCCGAAGCCTCTCGTTCCGTTCGGTTCGTTGGATCGGGTCAACCGGCCCAACTTGGTGGACCCGATGTCGGGGGGCGACTCGACCCGGTTCGACATTGCCAAAGAAGCTGAGAGGCGCGGGGTGCCTGTTCAACGCATTCTCGACGAGAGAGCGATGGCGGCGGCTCGCGGTCCCGAGCGGCAGAGCGCCGAACCGAATCGATTGATGGTCACCGACGAGGATGGAACGCGGGTCGCGACGCCTGACGAAGTCGGCATTCAAGATTTCTCCAGTGACATCAAGGAGGAGACCGCTCGGAAAGACATGGATGAAGCTGACCGACTCAGGGAAAGGATTTCCCTAGTCGAAGGGCAGCTTCGAAACGCGAAGACGATTGAGAAGAAGCAGAAGCTCACCCGAGCTCTCAAGAATCTGAACGCCAAGTTTTCGACCGTGACCCAGACCGAAGCGGAACGGGACGCGTCCAGCGTCGCCGCCGCCGACCGCAAGTACCTTCGACGGGAAGAGATTCGACGCGAGCTCGCAAGACGCAGCATCGAGCGTCGGATCAACAGGGGCGCTGACCCTCGCATCATCGACCGCTACAACGAGGGCGCCGACGGCCGGGGCGTGGATCGGTTCATCGCTCCAGAAGAAGTCGGCCTCACTCGGCGTGTGCCGGAAAACGGAGAGATCATCGACGCGAAGGATGGCCCTCGCCGTGGTCAGGCCAACGCCGAAGGCGAGATGGTCGAGGTTCCGGTTCAAGAGTCCGGTGATGGTGGGTTCGTGCTTGACGCGAGCACCATGACGCCGGCGGAGTTCGGACAGTACTACACGGCCAGCGACGCGAGGTCTTTCAGGTCAGAGGTGTATCGCAGCGGCGGAGCGTTCGCCGATCGCCAGCGTCGCATTGACTCGGGCCGCATGGCATTGCTCGATGACGATCTCGACGAGGACGCGAAGGCCGAGGGGCAGGCCGCTCTCGACGAGAGAGAGGCCGCCCTGCACTACGAGTTCTCGAAGCGGGTCGGATCGAAGCGACCGGTCGTCGACAGCTCGAAGAAGGGCGGCAAGGCCGACGCCGAACCCGAGCCGATCACCGAAGGAGACATCCTTCAATACATCAATGAACAGCGAGAGGAAGATGGCGAACCTCCAATCACATCTTTCGCTGAAGTACCTTCGTCGGTTGTAGACGCAGCTGCCGCGGCTATTGCTAGGGCTAGGCGTCAAGCAGTAACGCCGTTCGATCCGAGAACTATCTCGAACGCTCCGTCGCCCGGAGCCGAAATCGATACCACAGGTGCAACTTTTGACGACAGTTTTATCAAAGACTTCAACGCCCTCGCGGGTCAAAGATTCGTGTCTGTCGACGAAGTCAAGGAATACCTTGAAAACAACCCCGATGAACGTGGAGCTGCCGTCACTGTTGCCAAACAGATAGCCGGCAATGACCTCTCGCTCCGAACGTCGATTCTCGAACGATTTCTTCCCTGAGACAAAGCCAGATGATCAACCCAAACACGCCGGTCAACGACGATAGCTACAAGGAAGATCCCGCCTACAAGGCGGTGATGAGAAGCCGAGCAAAGATTGCCGAGCGTCGAGAAGCCGAGCCGGGAACGTCGCTCTCGCCGGCCGAGGCCGGCGGTGGGACCTACGGTCAGAACCTGATGGACACGACCGTGGCGCCGGTCAGCGATTTTGGATTGGAAGCCGGTCGGTACTTCACCAACGTGGCTCCCGGTTCGTTGCTTTCGATAGGCGGCGCTATTGACGAAGCGACCGGAGGATTCGTCAGTGACTTCTACAAGGGCGTCGCCAAGTTCGCGATCGAGCGTTCTCTGCCTGACGGAACCAAGAAGTTCCTGAAGTCGTCACAGATGGCTGACCAGATGCTGGGCCACTTGTTCGACCAGCACATGAACGGGAACCTGTTCCTCGAAGCAGGCGGCCAGATAGCTGCGGGCTTCGGCACGATGAACGAAGAAGAGACTCGTAAGCTGTTTCATGATCCAGACGGAACGGCACGCGAGTTCGGCGCCGTCGCGGGGCAAGGGCTGACGATTCTGATGGGGCCGGCTGGTCTCGCAATGATGACATCGACCGCGGTGGGCAACTCCGTCGATGGCTACTACCAGTACACCAAAGACAACGAGATCGAATACGACCCGATGATGGGCGTCGGCGTCGGCATCATCGGTGGTGCTTCAGAGTTCGTGTTCAATAAGATGAGCGCTCTTCCCGTTGTCCGTCGGTTCACGTTCTTCGGGCAAGAGGGCATCGAGAAGCACATGCGAGCCTCGGTCAACAAGGCTTTCATCGAAGCCGTCAAGACCGGAGATCCTCGCGTCGGGGCGAGGATCATCGGGACTGCAATCGGCGGGTTCACGAGCGAAGCAGCGGAAGAGGCTGTGACGGAAGCAGTGCAGACCGGGATGACCCTGCTCTATCGAGGCATCGATGCTTCGAACGGCGGCGTCACCTTGGACGAGGTTCTTGAAGCGGCGATGAAGGGTGCGATCTACGGAGGTGCGATCGGTTCGGTGGCAGCGGTCGGAGGATCAGCGGCGAAGCAACGGCAAGCGAAGCGTGTCGGCGCCGAGTCCCGTGCGTTGGTTGAGTCTGAATCAGCGACAACAGCCGAGAGGCAACTGCTCAAGGACCGCCTCGTCGCGTCCGGACTCAGCGAGTCGGACGCAAGCAAGATGGTGCAGGGGATCAAGGGTCTTCGATCTGAACGAAGCGCGAGGAAGAAGGCCCAACAAGAGCAAGCTCAGGTCGGCGAAGAAGCCGACGTTCAGGATCTCTTGAACAGCGCGATGGGTCGCAAGGATGCGACGTTCGGACGAGAGGCTGCGGTCGCTGAAGGCGTGAACCGAGGCGAGCTCCCGAGCGACGCTGACAAGGAGTACATCCTTCGAGGAGAGGTCGCCGAGACAGAGGAGGCTGACGACGGCCCGAGGCCCTCGGCGAAGCTGTTCGGCAGAAATGCTTTGAACGCGATCGCGAAGCGTCTGGTCGAGCGGTTCCCGAAGCTGGCCGCAACTATTCGAGACGAAGGAAGGATCACGGAAGAGGACGCAGCGTTGTTCCTCCCGGAGGCTGAAGCTTCGGAGATCCTGAAGGGAAAGCTCGTCGAGCGGATCAGTGATCAGGTCTCGAAGGCTTCGAAGTCCTCCAAGGAACGAGAGGCAGAGAAGCGGATGGCAGAAGAGCTCCAGCTGATGCTGGATGCGGGCGTCGACGCCGAGGGAAATCCGCTCAGCGAGGCCGCCAAGGACGACATCCGGCAGCAGATCGCGGATGCGATCAGAGCCCCTGAGGCGGCCCCTGAGGCGTCCGGGCCTTCAGGCGAGTCCGAGGTCCCTCTCGGGCCTGACCCCGCCCCAGACGCTTCTGAGTCCGCCGAGGACTCTGCCGCTGCGATCGCCGCGATGGCCGACGGCCTAGGGGGCATTGAGCGGCTTACCGACGCAGCGGCTCTGGACCTCGCGGTGAAGCTGGGCGTCGAGGAAGACATCGATGATCGGGATCAGCTGAACGCTGCGATCAAGGCGAAGCTGTCCGCCGCCGCCGAGGCCGCCGGCCCGGACCGCACGAGCGAAGAAGAGGAGATGGCGATCGAGGCTCGGATCGCTGAGCTTGACGGGCTCGGAGACGAAATCACCGCCGAGCAAGAAAACGAGTTGTGGGCGCTGACGGGCCTGAGCTCGTCGGAAGATAGTCAAGCCTTCATCGACGACATGCTTGGCGACAACGTGGTTGCTCGCGATCAGCTCCAGCTTCTGCTGGTGGAGTACGCGGAAAGCAGGGACCCCGAGATCGCCCACCAGATCATGAAGCTTCTGGACGATGCTCGCGGCATTAGTCTCGACCCGACGGACTACGACGAAGACGGCAATCCCATCGAGATGATGTCTCGCGAGACCGAAGAAGAAGCTGAGTCTCCGGTCGACGAAGACATTGCGGAAGAGGCCGAAGAAGAAGCCGAGGAAGACGCCGGCATTGGAAAGCTAAAGGCCCAGCTCCGCAAGGATGGCGAAGACGCCTCGGCTGACTCGGTTCGGATTGTTTCCGAAGAAGAAGCCGGGCCGATTGCTCGCAAGGCAAAGGACGCGATGCCCTTCGGTGAAACTGTCGTCTTCTATCAAGGAGACGCGAACGGCGGTTTGGGATTCTACGACCGGGAGACCGGGGTTCGGTACGTCAAGGTATCGACGCAAGAGACAGCAGGGGTCGAGTCTGACGGAAGGACGAAGGCGGCCAAGAAGATCTTGCGTCGCGTTCTGCTTGAGAGCTACGTGCAGACGATGCTGCACGAAAACATTCACGCCCGAGATATCGAAGGCGACGGCAAGCCGGGGACGATTGCGGCGGTCGACAAGTACCTCCGCACGACGCACGGCTCCGAAGAAAACCTCGACCGTCTGTTGGCTGGGATTCAGGGATCTGCCGAAGGCCGAAACCGAGACCGCGAGCTTCGTGCAGAACAGTTGACTGACCGAGAGGGAATGCGTCGGGCCGGCTTGGTCTCGATGTACGACAAGGACGCGTCGATCTTTCAGCGGACTCGCGATCGCCTCCGCCGCCTCATGGCGAGGCGTCGAGGCGGCACGCTTGAGAACCTGATCATCCGCGACTTCGACGCGATGTCCGCCGAGGTCACCTCGTCGACCGTGCCATCTGGCCGCATCGAAGGCGACGCGGCCGACGTTGAGATGCAAGCGAGGGGTCGGCACGAGCCGAACTCTGGCATCCGTGCGATCGCGGCTAGCTACGCACTCGACGCGAACATCGATTACGACGAGAGCAAGAGCCGCGAGGGCGTGGTGTCGGTCGACACCGACCGAGCTCGCGTGATCGCTGACATGTTCGACTCTGCCCCTGACTCGTTCGCCGACCCCAAGATGGTCGAGTCGCACAAGGCGATGGCCCGCGAAGTGATCGGCCAGTACAAGTCTCTTCGCGACGCCGGATACCAGATGATTCCGTGGGGCTCGCAGGGCCAGCCGTACCGGAACAGTCGCGAGATGATTCAGGACGTTCGCGACAACAAGAGGATCTACTACTACAAGACTCTTGGAGAACAAGACTCGTTCGGCTCTGGTCGGATTGAGATGGATCAACTGATCAAGCAGAACCCCCTGCTTCGAAAGGCCGGCGGCACAGTGCTCGACTCCGAGGGCGTGCCGCATGTGCAGTTGGTGAACGACTTGTTCCGCGCAGTCCACGACATCTTCGGTCACGCAAAGGAGGGTCACCAGTTCGGACCCCGAGGCGAAGAGAACGCGTGGAGGCAGCACGTTCAAATGTTTACGCCGGCGGCCCGCGCCGCAATGACGAGCGAGACCCGAGGCCAGAACTCTTGGGTCAACTACGGCCCGCATCTTCGTCGTGAAGACGGCACGCTTCCTGAGCTCAGTGATCCTGACTTCGTCCACCCGAAGGATCGACCGTACTCCGAGCAGAAGATTGTCAAGTTCCCCTCGTGGGTTACAGCCGAGAAGGGCCTTGATGTCGAGGACTGGCCCGGCCGGCCAGAGATTGAGTACCAAGAGCGAGGCAAGCATCTTGGTGGAGTTGGGTCGAAGGATGCGGTGGTCACCGAGGATCTCAGGGACTTCGTTTCTGCGGACCTCCGTGCCGGTGGCGTACCCTTGCCGTACGAGCCGGGCCAAGAGCCGTCGCTCGCGTTGGGGACGGTCGCTCACGACCGATCCCTACGCGGCGTGCGGGTGGTCTACCCGGTGGGGACGTTCACTCAAGAAGACATGGAGAAGATCCGAGATCAAGCGATCGAGGACATGCGTTCTTCGTCGCCCCTCGCTCTCGAAAGTGCGAGCCGAGCGTTTGTCGAAGAGTTCAAGGGGGACAACTCGCTGACTGATGTTCGCATGAGCGACAACGTCTCTGACTCGTTCCCGATCATGGACGCGGACATGCTGAACGCTTCGTTCGCGGACGAGTCTCTCCGTGAAGACAAGAGGTTCTGGTACGAGGCGAGCGGCGACGCGATCCGAAGCAGGACGGTCTTCTCTTCCACGAACAGCATTCGGAAGATTTCAGACCTGCTCTCTGCCACGAGCCCCTTGACTCCCGTGCAGGACAACTTCTTCCGGGCATACTCAATTGCTGCGGATTACGAATCCAAGGGATACAGCTTCGTTTCTCTCCCGACCCCCGACCTGACTCGGACGGCAATCGCAGGAGAATACGAACGATCGAACTCGTACAAGGCGTCGTCGTTTGGCGACACGATGTCGTTCTTGGCAGGAGAAATCACGGACATACCGCTGTCGACTAACGACATCTGGGTCGCGTATATGTTCGGGATGCGGAAGTACAACACGAAGACCGGCAAGATCGGTGGGGACAACGCCGCATTCAACAACCCGTACGCGTACCTGTACACGGCGATCTACAACGCAAGGCTTGCGGAAGAGGTGAACCGAAGGGTCCGCGAATCTCAAGAGTTTGCGGACGCGTCCGAGCGAGCCGCTGATAGAAACGCGACCTTGGCTGACGAATCACTGCTCACGCCTTGGACGCCGTGGCAGCTTCAGGCGTACCCTTGGTCTCATCTTTCGGACAGCGGTACGTTCGATGAGGCGATGGACAGTGCCATCGGTTTGCTTGAGTTGAATGGCTCCGAGTCCGTGATCACTTTGGATGACGGCACGAAGGGCATCGACCTCAACGTGGCAGCAACGGAAGATGACTTCTCCAAGATCCTTCAGCCTTCGGTCGAGGCAAAGGAAGCCGCGGCCATCAGTCTCGAAGTCGGCGGGCCTACGAACGACAAGGGCAGCGAGCGATCTCTTCGTCGGGCGATTGACGCGGCTCTCAAGGCCGACGATTCAGGCGAAGCCCCGCTGACCAGTTCCGAGCGGGAGGAGCTGCTCAAGGCTAGGTACGCGGTCTACGAGGTCATCAACAGAATGCTGGCCTTCCTTGCAGGCAACGCACAGAAGGGTGACGTTTACTACAGCAGAACACAGAACGCCAAATTCCTGACCGGCGAAGAAGCGACTCTGAAAAGCACGAAGACGAACGGGTACATGGATGGCCTGTACGCGGCTCTTCTCCCGGGGCCAATGACGAAGGCGACCAAGGACGAGATGCTGAAGATTGCTCGAATGCGAGCGAGCGGCGCCGACCCTGAAATGATCGACGCCTTGGAAGCACAATTCGCGGCCAGATCGGAGACTACCGGAGTCAATCCCAACTCCACCGCTGGGTTTGATACCACCCGGGACACCATCGTCGTCGGAGGGCAGACCCCAGAGTTCAAGGTGGACGAGAAAACTGGCAAGGTCACGCTGCCCACGAAGAGCGGCGTCAAGATCTTCAACAGCAACTGGGGCCTGAGGAAGTCCGGCTCGGGCGTCGGCGGTTACTTCGAAGGCGTGATCACTCCGAACCTTCGCTTGAACATGTACGGCATGAACTTCGAACAGCAGGATGTGTTCATGTCACTGCTTGGCTACGCGCTCGGCGAGAAGTCGATCGGGATGTCTCGGCCGTTGCCGCCGCCGGCGGACATCGACTCGCCTGCTTTCGGAGAGCGGCAGGTTTATGCGACGCTACTCAGTACCGCGGGCGTTGAGTTGAGCGCTGACAAGCTCGGCCGCCTGAACCGATACGTGGAAGAGAACCCGAACGGTCGAGAGTTTGTTTTCTGGAACATGCAAGTGACCGCGACGGGGACTATGATCACCGTGGTCAATGACGTTGTTGACCCGTCGTTTGTCTCGGAGCTCGAATCTGATCTTGGAATCGAGCTTGGATACGTCCGGACAGTTTGCGAAACGAATTTGATTCAGGGTGACACGGCCGAAGACGGCAACTACAACGGCGAAAAAATACTCAAGGAGATGGTTGATGCCGACATCAAGGAGAATTCAGAGTGGAGGAGATCCCTCTCTGCACGAGAGGCAGAAGAAGTCGGACGCCTTACTGAGGACGCGCTCCGCCGCGGCCTCGAAGCACGAAGAAGTTTGCGCCGCTCGGTTGGGAATATCAAGGGAGCAGTACCTCGAACGCTGGCGACGGCTATTGGGAAGTCCCGAGCATTCCGCGTCCACCATGCAATTCAAGGGATCAAGTCGCGCAACGAACGATTCCACCGAGAAGTAGCGGAGGCTGTTGAGTCTGTTCGAGAGACGGTCGAGAACATCGGCATCGAGTTCCAGCGACGGGAGTCGGACCCGACCTCGCCGCAGTTCAAGGCGTGGTTCGGCAACAGCGTTCTCACGGACGCCGAAGGAATGCCTGCCGTCTTCTATCACGGCACGGGATCGCCTGAAGATTTCAACGTGTTCGACGTGAAGGGCCGACAGGGTGCGACCGTCTACGGAGCCGGAGCGTACTTCACGGACGATCCGACCACAGCGAACAACTACGCGAAGTATGCGTACTCCGGCGCCGAAGCGGGCCAGCGGGTCATACCCGCATACATCCGGATCGAGAAGCCGTTCGTGTTTGACCGTTCAGACGAGAAGTTCCTCGAACGGATTGGTGCAAGGTCAAGAAGCGGAAGAGCACAGACTTTTCTGCTCAAGGCGTTCGAAGACAAGCACCCTGACTACGATACCTCGTCGATTCGAGAGACTCTCACGTCTCTGATTTCAATCGACACCTTCAACGATCCAGACAACGAGTCTGCCGTTGCTGAGCGACAGTTCAACATGGCAATGCAGAACGCCATGAAGGACGTGGGTCACGACGGCGTGGTGGTCATCGCACCGAGGCCGAGCCGGCCGAATGAGCGGTACGCAATCCCGTTCGACCCGAACCAGATCAAGGGCATCTTCAACGAGAAGCCGACTGGCCGGCCCGAGATCGACATGCAACGTCGGCAAGAGGTTTCGACCGTGGAGTTTCGCGAGTGGTTCGGCGAGTCGAAGGTCACGAACGCCGACGGATCTCCGAAGGTTGTCTACCACGGGACGAAGCACCACCGCGCTGGCACGGCAGTAACCGACGAAGAGATGCGTGCTGTTCCTGTCACCACCGAGGACTTCACCAAGTTCCGTACGAAAACCGCGAGGATGCTTGGGGTAGGTGCGTACTTCACAGAGGACCCTGAGGTCGCAGACATTTACTCTGGAGCCGAAAAGAAGGCCAAGGGCGGCAGGACTTTCCCGGTCTACTTGCGGATGAAGAATCCACTGATCACCGAATCGGCCAACCGCCTGAACATCAGTGCGGAATTCGCACGGAACCACCCCGAGTTCAAAGATCGAATTGCGAAGAACGAAAAGGTGTTTGGAGTTCAAGAGAAATCTGAACAGATGAACGACCTCATGCGTGAGGCCGGCTACGACGGCATCATCGTGAGAAGCCGAACCGGAGCAGTTGGCGACGTGTACGTCGTGTTCGATCCGGAGCAGATCAAGTCGTCGATCGTTACCAGTGATGCTGGCCCGACACTGTCCAGCCCTCTCATCGACATGCAGCGTCGAGAGACGATCGTGCTCGACCGCGAGATCGGAATGGGCGCCGTCCCAGATCAATCTGATGCGTCGTACTTCATGACGAAGATGATGACGGCAAAGGAATTCCTAGCGATGGTCCCTCCGGTCGAAGAGGACGAGAGGACCGACGCGATCGAACAGAAGCTTCGCAACGGTGAGCCTGTATCTCCTCCGTTCCTGAACGTCGAGTGGGATGAGAAGAACGGGTACTGGGAGATCACAGGACACGAGGGCCGGCATCGAGCCCAAGCCATGCACCGCGTTGAGTGGGGCGTGAAGTTCCCGGTGGACATGTTCGTTCGCGGAAACTTCAACAAGTACGAACAGGTTGAAACCGAAGACGGAAGAACTCGCAACCTGAGAAGGCGTCCTACTCAGGCCGAATTGCTCGCTCCGGTACGCCCGCAGCGTGGCTCGAAGAAGTCCAAGTCCGGTCTGGTTACCGTCCTTCCCGAACGAGCCGAGGACCCGAGAACGCTGTCCCTTAGCAGGGAAGGCCGGGACCAGCTCTCGGCCGAGGTGCCAGCCCTAGTTCGTTCATCGCTTGCTCTGGCCGGCGATTTCGAAGTCGAAGGAAAGAATGGAATGCTTGCGGTCGCGGCAATGGTAGACGGCAAGCGTCAGGTGATCGTGGAGTACCCGTACAACGCGAACACGAATCCCGGTGACGTTGCGATCGCCGCTGTTGAGCGGCTGATCGCACTCGACCACATGGACTCGCTGTCTGACAACATCCGATCCCAGATCGAAGATTCAAGAAGCCCGCTCCAGATGTTCATGAACGAGGAGCCGACCGACGCCGACGAGACGATGCTTGAATACATGCGTCGCGACTACTCGGGAATCGAAAAGCCGATCAAGTCGTGGGGTGAAGAGCTCAAGGACGAGGGCGGCATTGGGATCGGACACAACGCGAGAGCGTTCGGGCGTTTCATCAGGTCTCATACGATTGAAATGTTCCAAGACGAGTGGTATCCGATCACCGAAACCATCCGCCGAATCCAAGAAGTCAAGGGAAGCAGGATCGCAGAGAAGCAAGATCCGATGCAGCTGATTCGGCTTGCTCCCGGCCAGTCCGCCGAACAGGCACGGCAGTTCAGCACGAGGACGATGAATCGCATCAAGAAGCGAATGAAGTCTGCCGGCATCAACAACGAGCAGATCGGACGCTTCATGGCAGCAAGCCATGCGCTCGAACGAAACGCTCGGATTCGAGAAGTCAATTCGGTTCGCGCCGAAGCGAAGGAAGAACTCAGCAAGCTGAACTGCGGCATCTCTGATGAGACCGCCAACAGACTCCTTGAAGAGCACGCGGCAGACCCCAAGGCGGCAGAGATCGAAGAGATCTGCGTTGACTTCCAAGAGATCTCGTTCGAGACCGCGAAGATTGCGAAGTACGCTGGCCTGATCACCAACGAGGACTTCGACAGGATCACGACTCGCTACAAGTACTACGTCCCCATGAACGTCACTGGCAGCGAGGGCGGCACGTTCATCACTGACCCGGTCGACGCGGCGATGGACAAGATCCGCCGTTCGAAGGGAAGCTCCGGCGTCGGCACGGTGATCGACATTGCGACTGGTCGACGTGACAAGCTCAAGTACTCTCTCGGCCGGCCGGAATCAGAAGTCACCGTGAAGGCGATCGTGCGAGGTGCGGCGCCGGCGTTGTTTGTTGATCGCGTGATGACACAAAACGAAGCGATCACAAGCCGTATCGCCAATCGTCTACTCCGGATGGCCGAGAAGTTCCCGACCCCGCACATCAGTATCGTGACCACGAAGGATCTTGAGAAGCGAGTGATGCACAAGGAGGAGGGGCAGAAGGACAGGGTCGTGGTGAAGAAGATGGAACCAGACCCGCAGACGATGATCCCGGTTCGAATCGAAGAGACCCGAGAGATCGACGGCGTGCTGTACGAGCGTGGCGAAACGATCTACCTGAAGATCAACGACGAGCTGCTGATCAAGAAGCTCGACGCCGGCCAAGACATGAGCCGGAATTCCGCCGTGGTGTATCTCCTCTTCTCTCCAGCCCGAATCTTCACGAGCATGCTTCGGTTCACGTCGACGCAGTGGATGTCGATTGACTTCACGATCAGGCAGCCTCTCCTAGATGGAGAGACCGCAATGATCGCAGCTTCAGAGCAGGGTCTGATGAATCCGAATCAGATGCGGAAGCAGATGATGAAGCGAATGCCTGCGGTGATGAAGACGATCGCGAGGAGCGAGTGGAGGGCAAGGGTTCGTCCTGACCTCGAAGCTGATGTCACTGAAGAAAACGAGGCGATCGGTCCTCTTGCGAAGGAGTGGCAGGAGTTTCGGGATGTAGGGGCGAAGCAGCAGTGGTTCAATTCTTTGACTGTCGACAAGACGATCACGGCAATGGAACGGCTGAGCAAGTCCGGACCTGAGACGAATGTCCGCGAGGGCGCCGCCCTGATGCACCGTATGTTCGTCGAGACGTACTCGGTTCTGAATGACCTCGGCGACAACATGTGGCGGTTCAGCTATTACGTGACGCTCCGGGAGAACGGAATGTCGGCTGAAGAGGCCGGCGTCATGGCTCGAAACCTGACGGTGGACTTCTCGAAGAAGGGCTCGTTCGGCGGGCCGCTCAGCTCAGTGTTCGCGTTCTTCAATGCAACGGTGCAGGGCAACGTCCGCAACTACCAGCAGACCATGAAGGGCCTGTACACAGGGAAGGGGCCGGCTCGTGCAGTGTTCGGTGGCCTCACCGCAATGGGTACGTTGTCGGCCTTCGCCATGATGGCAATCGGCGGAGAAGACGAAGACGAGAGCGGCGTCCCTGATTACCTCGAACAGATCCCAGAGTACGAGCGTCGACGGAACATCATCATCCCTTGGGGTCGAGACGAAAACGGAAAGATTAAGTACAGCAAGATCCCACTTCAGTACGGGCTAGAGATCCCGGTGCAGCTTGGGTTCGGAATGGTCGAAGTTGCGTACGGCGTGAAGAATCCGCTCGATATCGCTGGCGAGGTTGCGAATTCCTACGCGACTGCTTTCAACCCGGTGTCGGGAACTCCGATGAATTCTGCTCACGGATTGATGCGTGCGTTGTTGCCAGACATGGGAGACGCGGCGATCGATATCATCGCGAACCGCAGTTGGACGGGGCGTCCCGTTTACTACGGGGACCAGCCTCTTCAGACCGGCGGCGCCGTCCGATCGGAGATCGGATCTGCGGGAGAGCGATACGGGATTGATTGGAACAGCACCGCGAAGTTGATCAATCACCTGACCGGGGGAGACATTGCCGTCCGCGGCGCGATCGACATGCAACCTCAGGTGTGGGAGTACCTCGCCGGCACATTCGGAGGATCGTCCCTTCGAAACATCGAGCGGCTTGCGGTTCTTGGCATCGACCTCTACAAGTCGGCGGTGTTCGGCGACGACCTCCCCGACGCGAAGGGTGTACCCGGCCTGCGAAAGTTCATCGGCAAGGGGCCGGACAATCCGTACCCGACCTTCTACTACGAGGTGAGGGATCGCGTTCGGAGTGCCAAGGTCAGGATGAAGACGTACGAGGGCGAACAGCCTTCAATGGCCAAGGCTGTTCGGGACACCGTCGACGGCAGTCCGAAGATGCAAGCGAAGGCGAAGTCGGTCGAAAGCCGGCTGCGGAAACTGAAGTCGAAGGAGCGTGATCTGACCGACAAGATTCGCTCGCTTTCCAGAGGAACCGAGCGAGCTCGTGCTTCTGATCAGCTGATCCGAGTGAAGGATCAGATCGCGGAAACGATGAAGAGCCTGATCAAGGCGTACGTCGACGCCGGAGGCGACCTGTGACGTACGGCCGGCCCTCCAAGGTGGTCAGGGTAGCCTGCCACCTGTCGGACGCCGTGGCGAGCCTCTCCGTGTCTCTGAACGCGAACAGGTCGGAGGTGCTCGACGCGATCATCGAGCACTTCACCAGCTTGCCCCGCGAGGATCAGGAGAGAATCGTTCTCAACACGATGAAGAGGCTCGGTGGCAGGTGGTACGCAGTTCGCGAGGAAGAGCGAGACCGGGGCAAGGCGGTCGACGCGATGACGCCGGCCAAGTCGGTCGACGAGTATTTGGAGATGTTGAGAAGCGGGGAAAGCTAATGCGATCCCCGAAGCGGACGCGTCAGTCGACGCCGGCGGAATCCGAAGAGCTTGTTCGCAAGAACTATCGCCTCGTTCTGGCGTGGTCGATGCGAATGCACGTCCGCGGATATTTCGATGGCTGGTCTCCTGATGACGTGGCTTCCGCTGCGTACATATCCGCGGTCGATCTGGTCGACGAGAAATTCGACCCGAAGCTGGGGACGATCGGGACGTTCCTGTACACGCGTCTGTACTCGCGAGTCAGATACCAGTGGGCCGCGGATCGCGGACTCAGGTGGGACCGAGACAATCGTCGATGGGTAAGAAAAGCCGTCGAGCTAGATGAGCTCGACGGCTTCGTGTTTCATCTGGACCCCGAGTACCGGGAGTCCGAATCGTTTTTCTTTACACCTGCTCAGGAACCACGGAACACTTGAGCTCTTTCATCGCGGCGTGCGCGACTGCCGTCGTGGTGTCGTTTGATCCGCGGAGCCAGCGGTAGACCGCGTCGGTTCCACAGACGCCGTTCGCAGCGAGTTTGTTCGCCAGCCAGTACCGGCTCTTTCGTTGGTTCCGCAGGCTGCTGAGCACTGCGGTTCTCATCATGTTTGCACTAGACAATGTCGGCCTCTCTTTCCTGAATGCAATCGATACACATGCCTTCGTCTTCTTGCGGCCCCCGGCCGCAGTCGCACTGCGGTCGAGGCCCGAGATTAGTTTCTTCCGACTGTTTCATCCTCGACCCTCCGCCCATTCGCGACGGCGGTCTTCTTCTTCTTCCGCGTCTCGATCGGAAACCTCAAGCCTCAGTTGCTCGAACGCTCCGGTGATCTTCGCGAGGACGCCAGTCGCATCATCCTGATTGTTCTCGACTTCGATGTATTCAAGATACAGGTTCTGCATGAGCCAGTCGGATTGCACATTCCGAAGGACTTGCATTGCGGTGACGGCCGCTCTTGCTCTCGTAGCCGGAGGCGTTTCGCCGGTGCGACGAATCTCGTGTGCAACTTTCTCGTAAGCGTTCGCAAGGCACTGCGTGAAATCGTGACAGACGATTGCTTCTGAGATGAGGGTGATGGTCGCGGCCTCGGAGTATCCAGAAACAAAGACGTTCTTGTTCTGCGCAAGCTCCGTGATGCGTACGTTGTCTCCGAAGAATTCGATTTTGAATTCAGACAAGTACTTTCCGGATCCGGCCTGAATGCGGGGAGGGCCGCCGCTGGTGAGGAGTTGCACGGGGCCGTTGCTAGGCCCGTCTTCGAATCGACGGTAGGTCTTGAGGCCCTCGTACCAGCTGCACAGCTGTGTGTAGACAAGGCGTGCGACGTTCTCTGCTTTGGTGTGATCTTCGAGATTCTTCATCGGTGGTTCTCCGAGGTTGGGGTGTCAAGGGCGCGAATGATTCGCACCGCGGCTTCGATTGTAATGATTTCCATGTTCTTTCGCGAGCGGTCTGCTCGCCATCGCGTCTCTTTGAAGAACGCGTTCTGCACGGGAAGCGGAACGCCTTCCGTCGGGATGTTGATCGACGCGTAGTACTCGCCGGTTCCGTG